GATTGGATAGGCATTGGCACAGCGACAGCGGCCGACACAACATTTTTAACAATTTGTGCAGCCGCCGCTAACGCGTTTTGTTTTCGTCGAAGGCAAGAGGTTGGCTACTCGGACTCGCTAACGACCGTGCCAAGTCAAGACGTAAAACTGGCGACCGTTATGTACGGCGGCTCGTTGTACCGTCAGCGCGGTTCAATAACTGACTTTGCGTCGTTTGACGGCATGTCAACTGGCTCGACTAGCGGTTTGTCGCCATTGGTTAAACAACTGTTAGGCGTTGATAGACCACAGGTCGCTTGATGCCGGTTGCATTTACTGATTTGTTTAACGAGGCGCTAGACGATCTCACAGCCACGCTGACAGCCGTTAGCGGCTTACAGGTAGTAAACGACCCTAGAAACCTTGTGCCGCCATGCGTGTTTATTGACGCACCGTCATTTGACGCGTTTAACTACAACATCGTCAAACTAATGTTCCCAGTCAAAATCATCACTCTCGGCCCAGCCAACCTAGACGCGCAACGGTCACTATTAAACATCATGTCAAAAGTGCTTGCCGCCAACATTGCCGTAACCGACGGCAGACCAATCACTACAATCGTTGGTGGCGTCGAATATCCAAGTTACGAAGTAACCGCAAACGTTCAAGCGCAAACAGCATAGGAAACCAACATGGCAAACTACATAGTTACATCAGCAAGATTGGCAGGTTTTAAGCCGGGCGACATAGTGACCCAGAGCGATCTAGACGGTTCAAGCATTGAAGCCTTAGTCGAAGCCGGTCATATATCCACGCAGACGGTCAAAAAACCTGCTAAAACTAAAGACACAGAAACAATAAAGGACTAACAACATGGCGACAAGTGTTTATCTCAGCAATCCGAGTGTGACCGTGAACAGCGTGGATTTGCGCGACCAATGCACATCAGCGACTTTGAACTTCGTTTACGAACAATTAGAAACGACATCGTTTGGTGACACAGCACGCAAGTTTGGCGGTTCGGCCGTTACGTCATTGCAAAACAACAGCGTCGAAATTGAACTGTATCAATCGTACGCAGGGTCAGAAACTGAAGCCACAATCTACGGTTTGGTTGGCATCACAACGAATATTGTGCTTGCACCAGCAACAGGAACAGCATCGGCGACAAATCCGATTTACACGCTGACAGGCGCTTACCTTGAATCACACACACCAATCAACGCATCACTTGGCGAACTGTCAACAATCACGCTGACATTTACTGGTGGCGTTTTAACTAAATCAGTAGGCGCATGATCGCGCGGCATTGGCCGCTGAAAACTAACAAAACAAGCCAGCCTTACAAAGGCTGTACCGAGAAAGGCAATTAATGCAATTAACACTAAAAATCACATTTGATGACCGCGTAGAAACAGTCACCACAAACATGATGACTATCGTTATGTGGGAAAGAAAATACAAACGCAAAGCATCACAAATCGCTGACGGCATCGGGGTCGAGGACTTGTCGTACTTGGCATACGAAGCATCACGCACACAAGGCATCGTCGTACCGGCACTACTTGACGACTACATCAAACAAATCAAAAACTTGGAAGTGGTGGACTCAAACGACCCAAAAGTAAACGCGGTTCATACCGCTACGGATTAGCGCAGATACTCGTGGCAACCGGGTTTTGGCCGTCAGAAATAACATTTGAGTTAGACGACATGAACACCGTCATTGAACTAATCAACAAAGAACGCAAAGCACGCTAATGGTCACAGAATACGTCATACCTGAAATACACGGCATCAAAGAAGCGCTGGCCGAACTTAACTCGTTTGACAAGGTTTACCGCAAACAAATAACCAAAGACATTCAACGCGCAGGCGTAAAAATCATTTCGGCTGCACGCGAACTAATACCGTCATTTCCTAACAGCAAAGGCAACGGTGCGCCACTATCGGGCATGGTACGCGGCTCAATGATTAAAGGTCGTGACGTGCGCTGGTCAAACGAAAAAGTGCGCGGCGGTTTCAAAATTAAAGTCGGGCAATCGGCACGCAAAGATCGAGTTGTTCAATTTGCAGGCAAAGACAAAGTATTTTTTAAAGGCACGCCCTATCAATTGATGGTTATTCAACAAAAAGATGCGGCAGGCGCTATCTACGACCATGCAGGTATTCGGTCAAGCAACACAGCATTTGTCGCCAATTTAAATGTCGAGGAAGGCAGAGCGCCACGCGCACTCGACATAGCAGTCGAGCGCAACCGTGCCGAAGTAGAACACGAAGTGCTACAAATCGTAGAAAAAGTGATGACAAAGTTAAATAAAAACATGCAGGTAAAACATGGCAATTAATATCCCAATCATTTCGTCGCTGGACTCTAAAGGGTTTGATAAAGCAATTGCAGAATTTAAATCGTTAGAAAGCGCGTCAGCCAAAACAGCGTTTGCTTTAAAGAAAGCATTTGTACCAGCCGTAGCGGTCTTAGGTGGGTTGGCAGCAGCGGCAGGCCCAGCCGTAAGCGCGGCAAGCGACCTAAACGAAACAATGAGCAAAACCAGCGTCATTTTTGGCGACGCAGACGAAGCGTTATTTTCGTTTGCTGAAACGGCCGCAACGTCGTTAGGTCAAACCAAACAACAGGCGTTAGACGCAGCCGCAACGTTTGGCACGTTTGGTAAAGCAGCCGGGTTAAGCGGTCAAGAGTTGGCAGGGTTTAGCACCGATTTTACAAAACTTGCATCAGACTTATCGTCGTTTAATAACAGCACGCCACAGGAAGCCATTGATGCGCTTGGTGCGGCGTTGCGTGGCGAGTCTGAGCCGTTGCGCCGTTTCGGTGTTTTGTTGTCGGCTGACGCAATCGCAGCCGAAGCGCTACGAATGGGTTTAGTTACCACAACGGTCAACTCGGAAGATTTAGCGGTTGCAACAGCCAAAGTAAATATTGCGTTTGAAAAACATAACCAAACACTTGAAAAATACGGTGAAGGATCTTTGCAGGCACAGCAATCTGCGTTGGCGTTATCGCAAGCCGAGTCTCGACTCAACGCAGAGGTCGAAGGCACTAACGACAAATTGACCGCACAACAAAAAACGCTTGCAACTCAATCGTTAATTATGAACGCAACAAAAGACGCGCAAGGCGACTTTGCTAGAACTAGCGACGGGCTAGCAAACAGCCAGCGTGTTTTGACTGCACAAATGAAAGACCTACAAGCAAACATGGGTCAAATTTTGTTGCCAGTAGTCGAAGCGGCAGTCTCATTTTTTAGTGATTTTACAGGAGTGTTGGCAGGCAATCAAACAGTAATGGTCGTAGTTATCGGTGTCGTCGCAGCGTTTGCGACAGCGATCATTGCAGCCAACGTTGCAATGAAAATCTACACAGCGACAACTAAAGCCGCAGCCGCAGCACAAGCACTATTTAATTTTATTATGTCGGCAAACCCCATCGCGTTGGTAATTATTGCAGTTGCAGCGTTTGTCGCAGCGCTGATCGTGCTAGAAAAACGGTTTGGCATTATCAGCAAAGGTTTTGAACTATTTAGCGAAGGGTTTTACAGGTTTATTATTAACCCAATTAAACAAGCAATCGGTTTTATTTCTGACCTGATTGGCGCCTTTAAACGCATACCAGGTGTTGGTGCAATCGGCGGTTTCTTAGGCGGTATCCAAGTGCCGGGTTTTGCTGACGGTGGCATTGTCACTCGACCTACGTTGGCAATGGTTGGCGAAAAAGGGCCAGAAGCGATCGTGCCGTTAGGGCGCGGCGGCGGTGTTGGCGGCGTCACAGTAAACGTGACGGGCGGTTTAGCGACCAGCGCTGAGATTGGGCAAGCGGTCGTGAACGCTATTCGTGCCTATAACAGGTCGGCAGGGCCAGCACAGATACAGGTCGCGTAATGGCAGGCACAGCCGTTGTCGGTGCAGGCAACTACACGCTCGAGATTGACACAGGGTTTATACAAGACGCATTTTTACTTGACGACCCAGTTGCAGGCGTAATCGGAAATACGCAATATGTACTTGACGGCACAACTAATTTTGCTGACGTAACGACAGGCATAAACAGCGTCAACGTTAAACGCGGTAGGCGTGACGTAGGCGATCAATTTAGTGCCGGCACGATGACGTTTAACATGCTTGACACGACAGGTATCTTTAACCCGTTTGACACGCTCAGCCCATTTTACGACCCAGCAACAGCGCAACCGGGTTTAGCCCCAATGCGTCGAGTGCGCTTAGCGCGCTACTCAAACACAAACGTCAAAGAATATTTGTTTAACGGTTTTATTGTTAATTACGACTACAACTTTGCGCTTGGCGGTTTGGATACGGTGACGGTTTATTGTGCAGACGATTTTTATTTGTTGGCACAAACATTTCTTGCCGAATTTAACGTGTCAGAGCAGTTGTCTAGCGCTCGACTGACAGCCGTACTTAATTTGCCTGAGGTTGATTTTCCGATCGGGCAACGCAACATTTCTACAGGCACACAAACGCTTGGCGGCGCGGCAGCGTTTACGGTTGACGAAGGCACAAACACGCTTGACTATTGCAACCAAATTAACTTGGCTGAGCAGGGTCGATTGTTTATGGCACGAACGGGCGATTTGACATTTCAGCCGCGTATCGGTAACACGTTGAGCGCGTCAGTTGCAGATTTTCATGACGACAACACAAACATACCTTACGACTTGGTAGGCATCACGTTTGAGGCTGACCAAGTTGTCAACCGTGCGGCGGTCGCCATTCGAGGCGGCACACAAGAGGTCGCAGAGGACTTAGCGAGCCAAGCAAAATACTTTATACAAACGACGAGCATCACCGACTCGCTATTGCATAACGATGCGGCGGCGTTGGCGTTGGCTAACTATTTGCTCGAACCTGAGCCTGAGGCGCGTTACACGTCGCTAGGCACAAACCTAAACAAACTGACCACAGCGCAACGCGACACGGTAGCGATCATTGACATTGGTGACACGATCACAATTGAAAAATCGTTTGCGAGCGGTACTGGCACAACCGAGTTGGCTCAAGAATTAAGCGTTGAGGGTGTCGAGCATACGATTACGGTTAGCGGCGGTCATTCGGTAATGTACTTTACGTCACCAACCACGATCGTTTATGAGCTCATAATTTCAGACCCAGTATTTGGCATCATAGATGCAGACAACGTTTTAGGATAAAGTAAAGGACACCTATGGCAATCCAAGATTTTACAGCAGGGCAAGTTTT